TACCATATTCTCCATCTACTTGAATTGAATTAGTTCTCATTAGATAAAGAGTATTAATAGCATTAACTATATCATCTCTATCTTTAAAAAGTAGAACATGCTCTATCTTCTTCTTCCACTTACTAACTTCTTCAGAAGTATCATAATGAGTAATATTAGTAATAGGCTTAGGAAATTTTATCCACTCATCATCACATAATGAATATATGCCATTAGAAGTAGTACTGGATTTAATATCTTGAACATACATTTCTACTTCAATTCCTTTAATAGAGATGTCATAGTTTTTATTAAACTCAGTCTTTTTAACATTATATACAGTTTGAAGAATTTCTGGATTTATAGGGATGACTTCAAAATTACACATTATATGAACATCTAGATCTGAATGGTCTGTATAATTAAAACTACAATTACTACCAACTAATTGAATATCAACAATATTAATAGGAATATTATCCAGATCTTCTTCAAACTGTTTTACAATACTAATTATTTTTTCTCTTACTTCAGGCAATAATTCATTATCAGAATTCCAAAGTTTTGGATTTAAATTATTATGAACTTGTAGATCTTCTGATAAATATTTCATAACTTTTTATTTATTTTTGTTAAAGAACTCAAACATATCTGCTACAGTAATTCCGTCATGCATATAATCGCACTCTTCAGTGTTATCTGCATTCCAATTCTTATAAGGATTAATCCTGTTATCATGCATCCAAAGTTGAGCTATATACTTTGCTTTATTAGCAAAATATCTTCTAATTGCTGAGCCACTCATCTCTGCATACGGATTTCTTAATCTCGAAGCCCAATTATACCCAGACGTCGGAACAAAAATAGCATTGCCTCTAGCTTCGAAGTTTTGCCAATAAGCTTCCATTGAAGGGGTATTTTCCCAAATGCCGTCTGACATCTGACCTTGGATACTGTCTAAAATAGACTCTACTTTATTCCCATAAAAATCTATTTTACGATCAAAATTATCTCCCCAACCTTCTTGTAGAGATTCATCTACTCTTAATTTGCTAAACTCTCTAGGATCTCTATAATAAGTGAGATACTCATCTACATATGCTTCAGCTGTTTTTTCAGACATATTATGAAATTGAGGACTATTCATAAGAAGCTCTTCAAGCTCAATTTCATCACAGCCGTCATAATCATTGTTATATAAATATCTCATTACTCTATAAAAATATTTAGGTACAAAATCTTCTTTTAAAGACTCTTCGGTTTTAAGACCATACTTACGACGAACATCATTAAGCGCAGCCTTATCTTTTTCTACCCAGTCTCTATAACCTATATATCTTTCACGATCTGTTAATTGAGCTATTTTATCAGCTCTCTCAGCCTTAGCCGCATCCATAGCATTATTATAATCTAACTCAGCTTTCTCTTTTTTATCTACCCAATATCTTCTGCTATCTAGAGCATTTTTCATTAAAGATACATCTTTACCCGTATCATCATTTTCTTTAGCTCTTTCAGCATCTTGGAATGTGTCATGCCAACCTTTATATCGTTTTACAGTATTAGCATACTCTCTATCACCAGTTCTAAATTTACCAGCTAGATTATATTCAGGATTCTTTAAATTTTTGGCATCTTGATAATAATCTAATCCTACAGAGGTGTTAGGACCTCTTAAACCTCTGGATAATCTTTTGATATTATATTTATCAAGTATGGCATTCTCTTCTGGTGTTAATCTAGCATTAGACCTTTTATCTATTTTAGATAAAATATCTCTTAAAATTTGAGAATCCTTTCTATCCTCATCTGACACTGCTTCCTTAAGTGAAAGCTGTCTTAAAGCCTCTTTAACTGCCTTTCTATGCTTATTAAGAATATCATCTATAGTTGTTTGGGCATCTTTAATGTTACTAGAACTTGACTCTAAACTATTGCGTCTAGTCAAGATTGCATTATTGGTATCTTGGGTGTATTTAGTATCAGCATCTTTTATTTGATTAGCTAAATCATTATAATAATCATCTAATTTAGCTTTAGAATAATTATATCTTGATTTAGCTGAACTGAGCTCATCATACGGGCGTTTCATATCCCAAGCTTGCCTTTCTCTTTCTCTAATATTGGGATTTTTATAAAAATCTGCATTATATTTTCTACCCCATTCCCTAGAATCAGTTTTTCTGACTCTATCAGCGAAATTGATTTTATCGGCATTTTTATTTGGAATAAAGCGTTTACCATTCCAAGAAGTATTACCTAAATCACCATTTTTAACCACATCGTTTTTACCAGGGGTGATTATAGCAGTGTCGCCTCGGAATCCCCAAGCATCAAGGCCATATTTATCTATAACTTCTTGCTCTTCAGGAGTGAACTTATTATATTGTTTGCCATTAATTTTCTTATAAAGATTTCTTATAATTTCTGAATCTCTTTTATCTTCATCAGACATTGAAGCCTCAAGAAGTTTAGAAATAGCTTCTACTATAGTAGAATTAGTAATCTTCTTGCCATTATAAGATTCTAATAAATCATCTATATCTGCAAGATCTTCATAATGAACAGCTATAAAATCTAAAGCTCTTAGAACATCTTCTAAAGATATACCTTCATTGCGATAGAATCTAGATAAATTTCTTATTTCATCACTTAATTTTGAAACATATACATTATATCTTTCATCAGAAAGATCCTCATTATATGAAGACTTACTTGCATCTTGAATATATCCATTTAGCGTGTCTATAGTATAATTGAGAAACTCTTCTACAGAAACTTTTCTGCCAAATGTAAAATCATATCCATATCCATCATTATCATACTCTTCAGGCGATAAGTGAATAGTAAATACTTTATATCCCTTAGAAGGATAACTTATAATATTAGCTACTTTAACACCTTTTTTGAGATTATTGTTTAGGAAATCTTGAAGCGTTTTCTTACTAAGAAGATCTTCTTTTAGAGGCTTGTTTTTGATACTCTCATTAAGGCTCCTACGACCTTTTATTTCTGGTTCTTCTTCTACAAAAGACTCGGCAAAAATCTGCGAAGCTCTTGATAAATCATTAAATCTAACTGATTTCATTAATCTCTCTCTCTTCTACAATAAGGGCTATGAATTCACTCACTCATAGCCCTTATTTATTTGCTATAACTTATTCGTCACTTAAATCAAGTTTAGCTCTATCATATTGAATAGTAGCAGTAATTCTTCTAGCATCATTATTATCTGCGGATAAAGAACCTTCAGATAATTCTGAAATCCAGCAACCATATAAGGTCCAAGTTCTAACAACTTGATAATCAGGGCTATACTCAATTAATTGACAATCAATCTTATAGTCTGATTGAATACCAACTTTTTCGGTATCAATATCATAAGATGCGTGTTGCCAAGCAAGTAAGGTTTCAACAGTCTGAAGTCCGATAAAATCGGTACAAACGATTTGACCAGAACTAAAGCTTGGGTTACCAGCATACTTTAGAATACCGTTACCCCTCTTTACTTCAATTACATTCTGTGAGAAATGAGGGATAGTAGCCTCATTAACAGATAATCTAATTGCTTCTGCAAAAGTTCTAACAGGAATTCTAGTATCTGAATTTGATTTTTTAAAAGCAGTTAATCCACCAGTAGGAATTACGAAAGCAAAGTTATTACTTCTCTGAACTTCATATAACTCTTTATTCGCAGACATGTGGAGAACACCACGAGAATCTGCTCCATTATTATTATGAAGTTGACTTTGTAAGGTTTTACCATTAATCTTTATTGCCATTATTTATCCCCCTACTCCTCAGTGGTTACAACCGTTTCATCATTGTAGAGCTCAATTGAAATATCAACGCTCTCCACTGCATAAATAGGATACAACCTAATAGTTACATCTAATTTAGTAGGATCTACATTAGCGTTCTTGATAACTTTGTAATTAGTTAATCCTCTACCTGCAACCATTCTATCTAATAGTGGAGTAATAGCAGATTTGAAGTTTAACCATAAAATATCATCATTAGGCTCAAATATAGCAGCTTTAGCTGCGGCATATGCTTGTTTCTTAACATCGCACATTAAATTACGGATATTTAAGAAAGATACTGCAGTAGCCCCACCAGAATTCTTAGCTAAAGTTCTGTTACCCCAAATGGTTTGAACACCATTTATTCTAGTGATTGGGTTTATACAAATATCTTCATTAGTATATCCCATATCTTCAGCTATGGTGTTGGTAAGAGTAGCTGTAGTTAATATTCCACTAGCGGTTAGATTACTCACCCCACCTCTAGCAATACCAGCGATAGCAAGCCAACTGTCATTAGTTTGATTACTTCTACCAAGAGCAGTTAAGTAAGCGAAGGAACCAGGCATATTATGATTACCACTATATGTGGTATAGCTACCCCAAGGGGTAAACATAGCACTAAATTCATTACCAAAAGAATTTGACCTTACTGCTGCTAACACTGAATTCGTACCAGTTAAAGGCCTCTCTGGGTTGTTTGTGTGGTCAATAAAAGCTATGCAATCTCCACGACCAGCTGCTAACGCTAGCATCATACCGGAAATATCTGTACTATATTCAAAAGTAGGATATCCGCCAGAGGTTAAATATTTGATATTATAGGTATTCTTATCAGCTAACTCACCATCTAAACTATAATACTGTGATAATTTTGAGTAAGCAGTCTCTACAGTAATATCAGTTGATGAGGAATTCATCCTTTCATATATTACTTGAATACCTGAAGATAATAAACCAGCTGCATAAAGGAAAGACGGATCTATTAAAGCTCCTTC